CCATGCAACTTATCTCCAGCGGCCGGAGCGTCAGCGTCGCAGGCACAGACATTGGCCCAAGAGTTGTGGGAATTATGCGCAAGCTCGGTGCCGACGACCTGCCAAGAGCCAGCTTCATCAGTGCCATCAAAGACTGGAAGGTGATGAAGCTAGAACAGGAGTCAAAGACCGCCAGCGATATCGCCGACTGTATGCTAGCCTTCGCTGAGCGGGGAGTGACACTAGGCCAAGCCATCGGCTACGCAGAATGGCTATTCAAACAGGAAGGGAACATACACCTTCTGACCGGGCATAAGTCAAAAGGGTTGGAATTCGATACGGTCTACCTCTTAGATACTTTCTTGCTCAAGGATGAAGAACAGGACTTGAACTTGAAGTACGTGATGCAGACCCGCAGTTCTAACCAGTTGTTCGAGATCGAGTCGAACAACATCAACTGGAGCTAACCATGACCATCTCGGACTCACCCCTCTCCTACAAGGACTGCTACGACGCTATGGAGAGAGCGTTGGAGGACGCGAAGGGCATTCGACTTCGCGTCAATCGTGTACAGGACGCCTACCACCTGCGAATGAGGTTGAACCAAGCCAGGGCCATCAATCGCAAGGAGAACAGGAGGACCTATGACCCAGAGCACCATCTCTACGGCCGCTCGATCTATGACCGGCTGATGTTCAAGATCAAGGAGCGGACCACCAGGGACGGTTCACCTAGGGTGTACGTCTACCTGGAGAGGATCAGCGATCTAAAGCCAGACATGGTCGAGGCCCTCAGCGAAGTCGAGCCTGACGACGTTGAGCTTCAAGACATGCCGGTCCCGGTTGAGACACTGTCCAAACCTAGGATCGCAGACATAATGCCAATGCGATTAGGGATAATGCGGCGATGAACCTCCTAGGACTTTGGCAACGAGCAGCGGGGGAGGAGATAGGCCTAGCCATCTCCACTCCTGCACCCTACCTGCGTCTTCTACAGAATAAGCTATATGACGCACGTAAGGGACACCCAGAACTTATGAGCCTGACTTTGGCCATGGTTGGAGGCGACATATGGCTTGTCAAGGATACAGTGAAAAGGTTGGACGATGCCAGAGCCCCTGGGGGAGCCGGTCAAGAAGGTTCTAGTTAACGTCTTCGAAACAGACATAGAGCAGATGAAGGCCCTATATGGATGGGGCTGGACCGGGAAGGTCCGTGACCTAATTCGTGAACATCTAACCGAGAGACGGAGGCAAAGTGATGAGTACTACCGATAAGCTAATGCAGCAGATCGAAGACCACGAGTTCGAAGCTATAATGTGGACCAACTCGGACATCGAGGGGATCATAGACATGATCCGGGACTTTCGAGGGGAGAAACGTCCAAGGAAGGTGGCCGAGGCCGAAGAGGCTCCAAAGCAGAAGGTCCCCTCACTCCAAGACCTTGGGTTCAAACCAAAAGCCAACAGTGGAATAATGCGTCGATGACCCAACCCCCCATAATCCAACGGAGAACTCCCACATGGAACAACCCCTACTCAAAGAACCCCCCTATGATCCCTCTCCCTTCATCGAAGACACCTTCGTCCAGTGGGCATGGGACGCAACGAGCCTCGGCTACCTCAAGACCTGCCCCCGGCTCTACAAGTACAGCATCATCGACGGATGGCGCCCCAAGAACGAGAACATCGACCTTCGCTTCGGCAGCGAGGTCCACAAGGGCGTCGAGCACTACCACAAGGCCAGGGCCCAAGGCTTAAGCCACGACGATGCTCTCTACGACGTCGTCCTAGACACCCTGCGGCGGATAGAAGGTTGGAACCCTGACCTCGAGACAAGGGCCGGGAAGTACAAGAACCGTTTCAGCCTCCTTCGCACTCTTGTTGATTACTTGGATCACTACGAGGAAGACCCTGCCTCCACAGTCTTGAAACCTAATGGTGAGCCAGCGGTGGAATTGACCTTTAGGGTTAAGCTGGAGTTTGCCCCTACCGACGACGAGAGCCAACCTTACGAACTATGCGGCCACATTGATCGTATCGTTGACTTCCAGGGGAGCAGGTTCGGCCTCGATACCAAGACCACAACGCAGACCTTGGGCTCCTACTACTTCGACATGTGGGAGCCCAACAATCAAATGACCCTCTACACCATTGCCGTGGACGCCCTTCAGGAGGACACCCATGTCAAGGGGGTGGTGGTTGATGCAGTCCAGGTAATGCTGGAGGAGACCCGGTGCGTTCGCTCCATCACCTACCGTACTCAGAGCCAACTCACAGAGTGGCTCGAAGACCTAACCTACTGGCTCGGCGTGGCTCAGTACTACGCCCATGCCAACTACTGGCCCATGAATGACACTGCCTGTCCTCGATGCCGGTTCCGGGACATCTGCTCCAAAGACCCGGCGGTCCGGGAGAAGTTCTTGGAAGGAAACTTCACGAAAGGTGAGCCATGGAACCCGCTCATTCCCAGGTAGTATATACAATCGAAACTACCATCGTCGGTGTAAAAGGGGACGGCTATGTCCGGTTCGCCGGAATGCCGATCTCGATCCACCTCGGTCCCCACGATCTGGCAATGGGGGACCGTGTCAACATCACAATATGGAGGCCACATGCCCAGCTTAGCGGAACATCAATCGTACAACGTAGTCAAACTTCTCCTACTGGGGAACAGCAAGGTGGGGAAGACGAGGTCCCTATCCAGCCTGATCTATAAATACAAGCTGCGGATCCTGGACATGGACAACCTCCTCGATCCCCTCAAGCACAAGATCGTTGAGGACTTCGGTGAGGAAGGCCTGGAAAGGGTCGAGTACGTGACGATCCGAGACAAGTACAAGATGACCCCAGCAGGACCGGTGATCGATGGACCCCCAAGAGCATTTATCGAAGCTATCAAGATGTTGGATAACTGGCGATACGGTGACGTGGACCTGGGACGACCAGCTGAATGGGGACCAGATTGTGTTCTCGTTATCGATTCCCTGTCTCGACTATGCGACGCCGCATTTGACTGGCGAGAACCTCTCACGCCTCGTGGCCGGTCTGGAGAGTACGATCAACGAGCTACATACGGCGATGCCCAAGATGCCATCGAGAAGTTGTTGGCAGGTCTCACTTCTCTTTTCTACAACACCAACCTCATCCTGATCTGCCACGGTGTGTTCCAAGATCAACCGGATGGTACGAAGAAGATCTTCCCCCAGGGTGTGGGCCAGAAGCTCAGCCCCAAGATCCCCCAGTACTTTCCGAACTACATCCGCTACATTAACCAAGGAGGTAACCGACTAATCCAGCTCGTAAGCGATCCTACCATCGACCTAGGAGTGGCTCGACCCCTGAAGGAGAAGTTCCTCCCTGCGGAGAGTGGCCTCCTAACTCTGTTCGATGCCCTCTGTAAAGCACCACCTGTGGCTGAGAAGCCCCAGCCTCGACCAGTAATCTTCAAGAGGAAATAATCCCATGAACGATACCCCCAACCTATCATCCATCCTCGATACCCCAACCTCAGAAGCTGAACGCCCTCGCCCCCTACCCACAGGAACCTACATCTGCTCCGTCGGACCGGAGGTTACGTTCGGCGCCTCGTCTCAGAAGGGAACTGAGTTCGTGGCCTACAAGCTCCAGCCCCTCGACGTACTGCGTGACAAGAAAGGAGACACCGACGTCGACGAGAACGAACTGGAGGACATGGGTGGCATCGGCAGCCTGCGCCCTGTCACCGTCAACTTCTACCTCACCGTCGACAGTGCGTTCAGGCACCGGAAGTTCTTGGACGACCTCGGCGTCCCAGACAGGGACGGCAAGGAACGTGACCCAAAGAAGCAAGACCTCACCCATCGTCAACGTGCGTTGATGGCTCCCGGCTGTCAGGTCGTTGCCAACTTCAGGCACGAGCCGAGCCAAGATGGTCAGAGCATGTTCCCTCGGCTGAACTACTCCGCACCAGTTGAGTAGGGGCTTACTGGTTCCGCGTTAGCCCTTACTCTCGGCCCCCCATCATGCCCGCCAGCAAAATGGTGGGGGGCCACCCCTCTCAAGGAGATAGCAAATGCCCAAGCTAGGAAGTGGACCAATCGAACAGGCTTACATCGACAAGATGAACGTCCTAGCTCTAGTCCTGGACGAGATGTTCAACGAAGACCTCGATCACAAGGAGATAGGCTTCATTCTGATGGTCTTTCCTTTCGAAGATCGTCCGGGGCGTTGCAACTACATCTCCAATGCTGACCGCAAGGACGTCGTGACCCTGCTGAAGGAACAACTGGCCTACTTCGAGGGCCAGTCAGATACACTGAAAGGAACTGCCTAATGAGTGAGACTCCGGACAACAGATTTTCGCCCAACATGGACAGGCTCAAGGCCGAGCTAGGCCGAACGCCTCCACCACCCCCAGAAACCAAGGCCGAGGACTATGCCCCCAAGAAGGTCAGCAGCCGGCTAGGCACAGCCAACCTGTCCCAGGGTATCAAGGAAATACTCCATGACAGTCCCAACTGGACCTACCTAACTAACCCTCAACGTGAAGGCCTGGAGCTAATCGCCTCGGCTATCTCCAGGATCTGCACAGAAGACCCCCACAACAGGGCTCCCTGGGCAACCATGATCGAGTTCACAACCCTCGGCATGGAGGGCTGCGACTAATGCCGAAGGCCGGGGTAATCCTCTTAGGCGAAGCCTGGGGCAGACATGAGGCCATCGTCAAGCAGGCCTTCGTCGGCACCAGCGGCGTGGAGCTTCTAAAGATGCTCCATGAAGCCAAGCTCATTCGGTTTACCTCGGCCGACTACAACCATATACGTGCATGGTACCAGACCGAGAACCCTAACTACGTCTCCTTCATATGGGAGGCCCACCCAGAACTCTACCGCACCAACGTGTTCAACCTCCACCCCCCAAGCAACGACCTCGAAGCCATCTGCACCAATCGCTACGAAGCCCTGCCCGGTTGGCCCGCCCTCGTCAAAGGGAAGTATGCCCCAGCCGAACTGGCCCCAGAACTCCAACGCCTCGCCGCGGAGATCCACAGTGTGGAGCCTAACCTTATTGTTTGCCTCGGTAACACTGCTCTGTGGGCTCTCACTGGTCGTACTGGCATTGGGGAACTTCGAGGATCGACTCGAGCCAGCACTCATTTGGTTAGCGGCGTTAAGCTTCTTCCTACTTACCATCCTGCTGCTGTGGGACGCCAGCGAGAACTATGGCGTATCGTGGTAGCAGATCTAATCAAGGCAAACCGGGAACGCAAGTTCCCTGAAGTCCGTCGTCCACACAGAGAGGTGTGGATCGAGCCAACCCTAGCAGACCTGGAGGTTTTCTATGAGCAACACATCCGACCTGAAGGAAGAGTTTCTGTCGATATCGAAACAAGTGGAAGACTTATCACATGCATTGGATTTAGCCCTCGACCAGATATTGCCCTCGTTGTTCCATTTCATGACTCTCGAAGAAAAGATAGAAACTATTGGCCACATGCTGGAGATGAAAAAGGAGCTTGGGACTGGGTTTCCAAAGTCCTCCGAGCTAAAGACGTTACGAAAGTTTTTCAAAACGGTGCGTACGATGTGAGCTTCCTGCTTCGCTCCAACGGTCTAGTAACGTACGGGATGGAGCATGACACGATGCTCCTGCATCATGCGCTCTATCCGGAGATGCTGAAGGGCCTAGGCTTTCTTGGATCTCTCTATACTGATGAGGGAAGTTGGAAGGAAATGCGAAAGGGAAAGACTACTGAGTGGAAACGAGACAACTAGGAGACTCCGACATGGACGTGCCTTGGGGACCGAATGCTAAGTATGATGAAGAAGAAGATCTTATTTACGATCCAGATAGCGGCAAATTGTGGAGACTAAAAGAGCTTCAATTCGTGAACGTTGATGGGGGCACCCAAACGATCCACGTCAAGCGTGGACACAAGCATGTAACCGCCCCACGTGCGGTATGGAAGGTTATGACTGGAAAATACCCACCTGCGGACATACAGATTGATCACATAGATCGTAACAAGGATAACAATCGTTGGAACAACTACAGACTAGCTACTCAAAAGCAGAATATGGCTAATAGAGTCATGTATAGATGGAGAAATCCTGAACTTCCCGGCATCAGTTTGGGGACAGGTGTCTATTTTTCCTCACCGGGACGTTTTAAAGTGTACGTTAAAGGTGCCTACTTTGGCACCTTCAAAACCGCCGAAGAAGCGAACGCCGTTGCCCTAGCTAAGCGGGCAGAAATCTTTGGTGAGTGGCTCCCAGTGGAAGAGAGAGATGAAGATCATTAACACCGACGCCATCGACCCCCAGTCCCTCAAAGCCCACGAGAGGGACTGGGTCTACAATGGCCTGGACTGCTGCGTGACGCTGGAGGTCCTGGACGTCCTCCTGCCCCAGCTCGACCCCCACACTGCCGCTACCTACCAGTTCTCCCGGGACCTCCAAGGCCCATGCCTAGAGATGTCCCTCCGTGGGGTGAGGGTCGATGGCTACAGGAAGTCCAAGGTCATCGAGGCCTTCCTCGACCAGCTAGAGGTCCTGGAAGAAAGGCTGGAGAGGATCGTGAACGAAGGTGTGGGGATGCCCTACTTCAATTGGCGTTCCTACCCTGACCTCCAGGATCTATTCTACCGCCGCCTAGGCCTACCTGCGGTTCGTAAAAAGGGAAGGGTAACGGTGGACCGTGGGGCACTTGAGAAGCTCCAAGGCTACGTCGTCGCCGCCCCCATCATCAAACACATGACCGCCATGCGAGATCTCCACATGAAGATCTCCAAGCTCAAATCAGGAGTAGATCGTGATGGAAGAATACGTGCATCCTACAACATTGCTGGAACTTCTACTGGTCGTCTTAGCAGTAGCTTTAATCAGTTTGGTTCTGGCACCAATCTTCAAAACGTGGAGGAGTCCCTCCGGACGATCTTCATCGCGGACGAAGGAATGAAGCTGGCTAAGTTTGATGCTAAACAGGGGGAGAGCTTCTGTGTGGGTGCTATTGAGTGGAACCTATTCGGTGATCCTACCTACCTCAACGCCTGTGAAAGTGGTGATCTCCACACCTACGTCAGTCGTCTATGCGAACCTAAACTCGGATGGACTGGCAACCTCCGGGAGGACAGAGCTATCGCCGAACGACCTTACTATCGACATCATTCGCTACGGAAGCTCTGTAAAAGTATTGGTCACGGTACCAACTATAGGGGAGGACCGAAAACGCTGAGTGCTCTCTATAAGATAGACATCCCTGCGATCGCTAAGTTCCAAGGGATGTACTTCAAAACCTTCCCCGCTCATCAAAGGTGGCACGCCAATGTGGCTCAAAGGCTTAGGGACGACGGATATATCATCTCTCTCTCTGGACGAAAGCGATGGTTCTTTGGACGTCGGACTGAAGACGACACTATCCGGGAAGCTATTGCTTTTGACCCTCAGTGTACCCTCACTGACGTCGTTAATAGAGCAATGCTTCGCATCTGGGAAAGGGGTATCGCAAGAATATACATGCAAGATCACGATGCACTCACCTACCAGTACCCAGAAGAACTGGAAGACGAAATCATCCCCAAGATCTTTGCCCTCCTCAAGGAGGAAATCCCACTCAAGAACGGTCGAACGTTAGAGATAGGTTACGATTGCAGAGTAGGCTGGAACAAGGGCGAGTTCTCCAAAGAGAACCCAGAAGGACTCAAGGAGTACAACGGCCATGACAGACGTGAACGGACGCCAACAATCAGCATTCTCGATAGGCCATAAGACTTGGGAAACAGTAGGGCATGTACTCTACGTATATCTCAGTCTTTCCCATTGGGGACTGATAGTGATACATGAAATGCGAGTGGAGCCATTTAAGCAACGCGGTGCAGTCTTCGACTTTAATGGGCAGATTGTATCGCAGTCATGAAGTTCAATGGGGCTGGCGCCAGGAGGGTTAACTCTTGGATAGAAGAGTTCACGAAGAGTACTGAGCCCCTGGAAACGCCGAAGATCTTTCGCCGCTGGGCAGGCATCTCCACCATAGCGGCGGTCCTAGAACAGAAGGTATGGATGCAGACCTCGACGGAGCTGTTTCCTAACATCTACACCATCCTAGTCTCCGGTCCCGGCTTGGGAAAGACCAGGACCATCAACGCCGCTACCGCATACTTGAGGGAGATCCCAGAGTTCCACATCGCCCCCACTTCCCTAACCTCTGCCTCCCTGGTTGACGCCCTAATGGAGAGCAAGAGGCTCCTGATCCGTCTCCCAGACGAGCCCCTTGAGTACAACTCCATGCTCATCGCCGCCGACGAGATCGGTGCGTTCATGCACCATGAGGACAAGCAGATCTTCGACATCCTCTCCGCGTTCTACGTGCCGTTCCCCTACGGCCAGGACCGACGGGGCCGAGACATCAAGATCAAGATGAAACGTCCCCAAGTGAACATCCTAGCTGGGGCCACACCCACGGTCTTGATGAAGCTCCTCCCAGACGCAGCCTGGGAGCAGGGCTTCTGCTCTCGCCTGATGCTAATCTATTCCGACGAACAGATCATCTCCGATGACGCATTCCATAGGATCGAAACCCCCTTCGAAAGCGACCTGCTCCATGACCTCAAGATCATGAACACCATGCATGGTCTGTTCGAGGCCACTTCCGATTACCGCAACGCCGTCAACGCATGGCGCCACTCCGAGGACAAGGGTCCCCAACATCCCAAGCTCGTCCACTACAACGTCCGGCGGATGGCCCATCTCCTCAAGCTCACCATGATCAGCGCCATCGATCGGTCCAACGTCCTCCTCCTAACCATTGAGGATTTCAAACAGGGGATGGCCTGGCTCGTCGAGGCCGAACACTACATGCTCGGTGTCTTCAAAGCCGGAGGCATGACCCCTGACTCAAAGGCCATGGACGAGATCCACCACTTCGTTGCCACGATGGACCAGGGGCGGGGAGTCAGTGAGAGCCGTGTGTTTAACTTTGGCAGGGAGAGGGTGAATGCCAATACCTTAGAGAGAGTCATTGGGATAATGATGCGCTCTGGCCTGCTAGTTCAGAAGGCAATAGACAAAGATGGAAACAGATGGTTCAAGGCAGGCAAGACAGAGGACGACTAGCATCCAGTGCAGATAGACGGCAGGGGTGGCCTCTCAGTGGATGCCGAATAATCTGGAGGCCCCACCGAAAATCTCTGCGGCGACCCAGAACGCAAGGCCTGCCGCTACCAGCCTGTTCCAATGCGGTGACCCCAGCGGGACGCAGGCCAACACGAAGCAGACGAAAGCAAAGACTTCCAGCACCAGACCGAGATTGTTCATAGCTTCCTCCCTTAAGGGGCTGAGCGTATTCCCAGCCCCCACACTCTTGTAGACTACTTCTTAGCTGGTGCTGGCGTTGGCACGTTGGGCGTACCGACCACCATCCAGCCGTTCTCCGGATGCCACACCGTCTGCCAGTTGACCAGCTTAGCCCGCTCTGGATCAGTCGGTGGGATCACAATCGGATGGGACGGGAACCCTGGTGCTGGCCAGATACCTGGAGGAGCACCTGGCGGTGGCAACACGATCGGATGGGTTGGCGCACCAGGCGATGGCCAAATCTCTGGCGGCAGCGGAATGACAATTGGATGCGCCGGATGGCCAGGGCTTGGCCAAATCACAACCGGTGGGCCGCCGCCTGGAGGCTCTGGCCAAACGATCGGCGGGATCGGATGACTTACCCATGGAGGAGGTCCACCAGGGGCGATTGGGTGTGCCGGGTAGCCTGGGCTAGGCCATATCCCAGGAGGATTGTAGATAGGGTGGGCTGGATAACCAGGTCCAGGCCAAATACCAGGAGGAGGACCACCCGGTGCGATGGGATGAGTAGGCCATCCAGGTACACCGAACCCTGGATCAACTGGCCCACCGCCAACTGGACTGATCATAGCTAAGAACGGCTGCATATTAAACTCCTTTGGTTGGATTTACAGGCTAGCTAGTTTCTTCTTCTTCGAACTTCCAATGCACCTTTCCCTTCCCCACTATAGCAATGGCCTCAGCTAGGGCAGGGCTGAGGTCTATCCCTGCGTCATTGGTTGGAACCGTTCCGGAATTCGATCCACTGCCAGAAGGTAGTCGCGTTCCGTTCTTGTAGCAGGTCTCAGCTATTGGCCGGGCATCGCCGAAGACATACTTATCGTCATTGACGACCCATGGGCCCTTGTCCATTATAGGCCCCACAGCACTTAGCTCGTTGTCTGCGTTCCACACCCTCACCCCACGCTTGCGCATAGCTTCGTCACTGACCGTGACTGGTAGGCTGACGTAGAAATCGGTGTCGTTGAGGTAAGGCCCACGCCCCTGGCTGTCGTAAGGTCCATAGGCAGAGTATTCATTGTCCGCCGCTCCGCCGAAGACCGTCGCCGTTATGTTCTTCTGGTTCGCCGGGATCTCTGTCTCCGCAGGAGGAGCACTGCTCCCATGGAAGTCCTGACCGTTCACCGTAACCCTAACATTCCCCTCAGCCGCCAGGGTCAACACCACCTTGTCAGTGCAGGCAGGATCGCCGATGATATGGCTAGTCCCATTAGCCACGACAGTAACGTTGCCACCAGCTTTAACATCGATCTCAACATAGTTCTCCTCCGGTTCCACTGGCGGTGCCTCCGTCTCCATGCCGCTGATGCTCTCGGCTATCGCCTCGCAGATTTCACCGAACTTCGACCGGTAGGTATTCGAGTCCCCAGTGTTGTCGCAGAAGCATACCTCCAGCAGGATCGCAGGCTCCTCGGTATTGTTGAGGAAGTACAAGTCCGTCCGCTTCTTCGCCCCTCGGTTCGTGAAGGGACCAGCCTCTGCTATGGCGCTACTTACCCTAGACGCCAAGGATGACTGTGTAACGTAGAGAACCTCCACCCCATGGGCACTTCCATCGAAGGCATTGAAGTGCACACTGACATCGAGGTCCCTCGTCTCACGGTTATGTGCATTCACAATGGTGCTGAGATTGGTGTTTTGGTCGTGGCTGGTGTCATCATGGAACACAACTACCTCAACGCCCAAGGCTCGCCAAAGGTCAGCTACGGCCTCCACTACCTTCCTAGCCTCGTCGACTTCGTCTAGTTGAGGTGGAACCGGCGAGCCGCTGGCCCCACGAATGTACTTCCCATGCCCGCTGCTAATGACGATCCTCACGTTTGCCTCCTATTGTATTGAATACGACAATGACCCTGGTGCGGCGGCCCCACTGATCGTGAGGCAAAGGTCGTTCCCAGGTGGAAGCACCCAGATAGCCCCAAAGCCAGTTCCGATCGCCAGTTCCTGTGCTCCAGGGAAGCTCATTGCTCCGGTCACACCAACCGTGTTAGCGTTGCAATTGGTCCCGGTTCCCGCCGTGAACGTCACTACCGATGACGCCGCTGGAGCTAGCAGCACCGATGTCACGTAGATCGCCACGCCAGAGCGTCCCTGGATGATCCTGGTAATCGACTGAATTGCCCCAGCAATAGGCATGCTAAGCTGCGTCGCCGGGACCAGTGGGTTCTGACCGAAGGCACTGGTGCTCCACAAGACCAGTGCTAGTGCTAAAAGCTTCTTCATCCTTTTCCTCCATCAACTATAGCCTTGACCTGTTCACACGTCTGCACCACTCCTATGTACTTGCCATCGGACGTGAACACCAAGCAATGAACGTCCTTGCCGAAGTGATCCGCCCCCCTGGGTTCCCTAACGGAGACGATCTCATTGGGGTTAACCTCTATGACCTGGCCCCCTGGACCGGTAAGCTCTACGAGCCCTAGGGCTATCGCTGCTAAGATCATCGTCCCCTCTGCGGCGGTGACCCATACCGCCATGCGTTCACCCAATCCCCCAGGTTCTTCGGATGCACGTTCCCATGCATGACGTCATAGGAGTACTGCCCAATCTTCCCTAGCTCAGCCCAGCCAACCCCTGTCGCCTGACTGAATGCATCGATCCCGTCTCGAAGCATCCTGCCCGCATGTTCCTTGCTGAATGGCTGGTCCTTGTGAATGTCCCGCCAAACATTGCTCATCGTATGGAACTCTGTCCCCATCAGCCCAATGGTCGGATCCCT